ACGACGCGGCCAACGTACTGAACGCCGGACAATGAGCTAGGACCAGGAGGCGACATACGCTCTGCGGGCTGGAAGGTTGCGGCCTTCATGGCGTAGCTCACGAGGGTGCGGCCACCGATGATCCAGTCTGCGTTGCGATAACGCTGGGCATAGATCAAGCTCTCGGCGTCGATAAAGGCATGGTGCAAAGTCTCATACCACTCACGGTTCGTGTGCCCAGTACCCACAGTGTATGACCAGTTCACGTTACCAGCGCCTGCGCCCGACAAGATCTCATTCAGCGCACGGTACTCCAACTCACGGAGAATTTCCTCGGCGCAGTTGTTGATGAGTTCGGCGGGAACGTCCAGATTGAGCGCCCCACGAGCGTCCTCTTCAACTTCAGTGCTCCAAACAGCGCCCAGAATATCCTTCGTTGCCGTAACGGATTCCGCAGTGATCTCCATCTTAACGCGGTTAGGAACTTCGTTCTCGCCCTTGAAGGCATAGTCCGAGTCCATTACCGTAAGACTGGTATTGGGAGTAACGTCCTCCCGCAAGAAGTCCTGATAGAAAATCTGCGAAACGCCACCGGAAGTCAAAGGCATTGGCTGAATAGACGCGATCTTGGACAGAATCAGTTGCGGGTACACTTTGCGGACAATGGGCAAAGCATACTTCACGGGCAACGTTACGTCGGTCGTCATTGTCTGCTCACTCGCTTGGCGCGAGCTAATAACGCTCTGATTCTCGAACAGAATAGCCATAGGCTCCCACAACTTCTCAGGAATTGCTTCCATAGGATGTCGCTTGGTGCCGGTGCCCAAGAGCCATTCCCACTTAGAAATTAGAGAGTCTAGATAGACTCGACGACTTTCCAGAAAGTCGTTATAAGTAGCCCCACCTGCTAGTACCGTCATATCAGGTACTGTATTCCGATTTACCACTGTATTTCCTCCTATGAACTAACTATTGTACTGCTAAACATTAAAAAACTGTTACAGATTAAAATCCAGCAAGATCTAGAATACGCGATTGTTCCTCAGAGAACTTGGAGTGCGTATCCGCAGCGTCTTCGTCTTCGTCATCGTCATTAGCTTCAGCAGCCTTTACACGCGCTTTACCCTTAGCCTGCCCACCAATAGGGGACTGTGAAATAGCCCGCATAATTGCTTCGTCGCGTATCGCAGCGAGCATAGCCGGAATCTGCTCAACAGAAGTAACTTCTTGCGTCAATGCAGCAGCAATCTCTCGGCCCACACCGATCTGTGCCGCCTCTTGAATAGCCAACCGCAACTGCAACGCGGCCATTTCCTCTGCCGGAGCCACATTAGCCGTCTTAGCTGCTTCCAACTCAATCGTCATCTGCTCAAGCTGTGCTGTAACCTCCTCTAGTTGTGTAACGGTATTCTGGTGTTCTGCCGTTACCGCTTCCAGTACGGTAGCAACATAACCATCCAGCAAATCCTTTCGAGCTTCTACAAGTTCCTCTACAGTCAATTTGTCAAAATCCATTTCCATCTCCTCAGTCTCCTTCCATTGACTAATCACCGGAATAGCTTCTAAAATACGAACAACACCCGCTCCTGTAATGCCTGCCTCATCGCACAGGTCAATTCCTGACACATGCGCCGTAATCATTTCTTCAACAATGCCAAAATCTGGCTTTGCTGAATCTCCGTCTTCCGCATCTGGCGAAACCACCTGATGAGCGCGGCTCTGAACCTCGACCATCCGCACAGAGGACTCACCCATTACCTTGTCATACAGTAGCCGAATAACGTCCTGCCCCTCGGTAGTGGGTGAAATAAAGCCCGCATACTTTACCTTATCACCTTCACGCCAAAGTGGTTTCTCAATGCGTCCAATAGGGTTCTTGGTCTGCGGAGCAAACATCCCACCGTAAGCACTACCATGTGAGTTGTACATTGTAACTACGTGCCCCTGTGCCATATAGTTATTGGTATTGTTAATAGCCTTTTCATTGAACTCAGGTGAGTAGAAACGCTCCCAACCTGTACCGAGTTGACTTACCGCATTGTCGATCAGAGCAATGCCCTCAAAATGCAAACCAGATACTAGGGCCTGTGCCAAGGGAATCTCTTCAAGCACCACACCCTTACCAATAGCTACTTCATAAACTGGAGTGCCTGTAGCCGCTTCGTGTGCTTTACTCCAAGTACCATCTCGTGCTTGGCGAAAGCCGTCTTTGTAAAGTGCTTTACTCATAACACTGTAAGCTTGACGATAGGCAGAACCCTCATCACTTTCTTTCTTCAACACGCTATTGAAAACAGAAATGAATTGATCTACATACTTTTGGGGAATATTTTTACCCCTCAAACGCTTTGGCGTAGAGCCTGGAGTAAATGGCATTATTTTGTTCCTTTCTTTGGCTTCTTATCATCAGGAGCATCAGAACTCTTTTTATCTGTTGGAGTGTCTGTATCCTTTACAGCCAGTTTAGCTTGAGCTTGCTGTGCGTCCTTGGCAGCTTGAATATTAGCCTCCCGTTCAGCATCGGCCCTAGCAATTTCACTATCTGACATACGGAGGTGCCGAGATTGCACGTAGCGCCGATCCACCAATCCACGATCCAACAATTGCGTATCTGCTTTGGTAAAGTTATCCACTGCGGCGCTCTCATCAAGCAAGTCTTCCCACGAAGGCGAAGGCCACATAATGCGATACTCTACCCTAGATGGATCAATACCCTGTAGGGCTAGTTGCAGATCAATAGTGTGAGCAACGGCTTCACTCAATAGTTGTTGAATCCTTCTCAGCACCCTAGCGAAACGCCTATCCTGTTGCTGTAGTGTTGCTTTAGCATTTACATCGCGCTCTAGACCAATATGCGCTTTTGGCACACGGAGGGAAGTAAGAACCTTGTTTTGATAATACTCAATAGCTGTTAGATTCATAAATCCAGTATTGGAGGTGTCCAACACTTTAACATCCGTCATGCCTTCATAGGCTTTGCCACCCATTTCGTGCATTGTGCGGCCAATGTAAATATCTTTTACGACGGACAAAGTTTCATCGCCCTGTGTACCGGATGAAATCTGTCGCGTAGTAAGCGACGCAGCAAACTTTTTGATATAGGCTTCTGACTCTTTGGGAGTCTTGCCCGTAACATCGAGAATAAAGAGCAGTCGTGCAAAAGCTCGTGTTAGCCAGTTGATAACCAGCGCCTCTTCCATCGCCTGCCATTTCTTCCAAGGCGTTCTAGCTGTATAGAGTAGTGAGCGCCCATACTTGCGTGATCCACTACGATTCCAGCGCAGATGTTCAATCTGCCAAGGAAACCACCAAGCAATGCGATTTGTCGTTCCAGGCTCATACTGTTCAAATGCCGCCTCTCCTGGCTCTGTGCCCTCCATAAGCAACCCAAATTCGTCTTCATTGCGTTGCATTGTAGAAGGCGGCATGTACATTAGTCGTACAATACGTAGGTCTTTGCTCAACACATACTGTAGAAAAGTGTCTCCGTACAGTAGTGTATCTCGTGCAATACTGTATGCTTTTTCACGCCATTTAGTTCTTACTATGGTATCTTCTATCAACTTCTTAGTTCCCGCAGTGCCTTTCTGATAGTCAATCCAGAAAGCACCTTGCGTACCATCCTCTGCGTTGACCGAGTTGTCTGCCAGAACATCTAGTGCGGCTGATACCTCATCTACTGTAGCATCCATCTCTTCAGCATCACGATATACCAAAACTTTATCAGAAGCTACGTCGAAATAAGCCATCTTCAAATTACCGATTACAGCTTGAGTTGCGCCAGACGTTGTAGTATCTTCAGGCTTAGGCATAGTTGGGCGCATAAGATTGACAATTTTAGCTGTCAAACGCATTACCCAATTTTTAGGCTCCTGATCCTGGTATGTCATTAATTCTCTCCAACTTTATAACTTAGCTTATTATAACCTAAATAGTTGTTTTTGTGAATAGCTAAGAATCAGTGTTTTTCATATTTAATTCTAATTACACAAATACCAGCAACAAGTAACATAAGTCCCATAATAATACAAAGTAAAATCATTTTATTTTACTAGCTCCAAATGAAGCGAACAA